AAAGGAGTAAGTAAAATAAAGTTATTTAAATCTACCTATTGTTCGACGGAATGTAGAACGCAACAAAATAACAATTAAATGTCGTTATAAAGTATTTAAAAAAATCACCAAGAAAAAATATATGGATACAATGAAAGTAATAGCGGATAAAGTTGAGTCCACGCATATTTACTATACCTGCCCCTTTTGTTTCACCATTCAAGGTGGGCGGGTCGTAAAAAGTTGTTTTAAAAAAAATGGTATGTATTATAGAAGTGCTGAACCGACGATACATAGGCACGGGTCGGGTGGTAATACTGAAAACAGAAAAGAGCATCGTGGAACACACTGCCCTTATGATAAGCGGGATGTGGAGATACACATTACCGATCAAACTAAAAAACCTTTATTACCTACGATAATGAAGAAAAATCAGCACTCTAACAAGGGTGCCTTTATTGTAAGTTTTCCTTAAGGGAGGAGGTGGCAAACAAGTCAGTCTGATTATTGATTACATAACTATATATATTCAATAATTTATTTGTTCCTCTCTAAAACGGGGAAGTGGTGGATTTAATTTTTCAATTTTATATTCACTATATTTATTCTTAATTCGGCGTGGGTCCGGATTTACTTTAAAATATATGGCAGAGCGGTTAATACCATATTTGTCTGTAATTTGTTTTGTAGTTGTAAAATATTCAGTAGTATTATTATGTTCTACTGAATAATGATAGTTTCTACGATTTGGGGTTCCTGCGGTTCTCATCAATCTATATTATAATCGTGTGTAATCTTTAAATCAATTTAAAAACTCAATCAATCAATTACGCTGATACTAATACTTGTCCCCCTCTTAAGACCATCGCTCTCTCAACAAGGGCGAAGTATCTAAGTTCTCTAATATCATTATCGGCATTAGTGCGTGTAATTGTTCTAAGTGCTTCAATTGGTTTCTGTCCTACTAATGTGCCGGAACCTACTTGGACGAAGGGATTAGTTGTAAGGTCTACACCTTCAAAATGTAATTGTCCCTGTAATGCTTGCTGGGATGTGCCGTTAAGTGTATTAGTTGATATAAGGTTATTATTAAGTGTTCCGTCGGCGTTTTGTTTATTACTTATGCCGTTAAAACTATACTCTGCGTTAAGGCAGTTAATATTAGTGCCGAACACATCCGCCAACTGGTTTTGTTTTCTCTCTTCATTTACTACACTTCTACTATAAACTAACTGGTCGTTAATTCTAAAGTTATACTCGTCGGGAACATTATACGCCTGCGATCCGTATCTGCCGATTAGGTCGGTAGTTCCTTGCTTGGAATCGTGTAATACAATTGCTCTAACATTTCTACCCGATAAACCTAAGTCCCTAACAACTTCTACTCTCTGTGGTGCCCCAACACCGGGGGCGGGTGCGAGTGCTGGAACATTTGAGGAAGTTAAAACTACATCTTCGTAAGGTATTGATAAACCCTTATCGCTCATTACTAATTTGGCAGTCGCGTCCATTCGTTCATCTTGGTAAGTAAGATAATCGGCGAGGAACTTAACATTCTGTTGCCCTATAGTAATACTTGTATCGCCGGCGTATCCGCTTTGGAAAACGGCGGTAAGTCCTTGGGTCCCGTTCGCCTGTTCGTTAAAAGTGAGTTCAACTGATACTTGTTCGTCTAAAAGGTAGAGTGGGAGCATCATATTACGCATCATAGGGAACAAATCACTTAATTTTAACTGAAAAACTGGTCCGCTTGCTGGGTCGGTGCGGAGTCTAACGGCATCCGGTGCCAAACCTGTTGCGGGAGTTCCTAATACATAAGTGGCATCCTTCATTTGGTATAATCCGTTGCCTTGTCCGTCGGGGCACATAACATCTAAACTACCTACTTTTACTAAATCCTTCTGCCCTTTTTCTTCATTTGTTTTAAATGCTCTTCTAATTGTTTGATAATATGCGTAATCGTCTGATTGAGCGATTACTTTAGTTCCTACCTTTAAAAGTGCTCTTTTAATTAGGGAATGTGCCCCCGTTTTAACTGGTAAAATACAGGCATTATCACCTGCGACGACTGGGTGTGCCGAGATTGAAAAGGTTGAACCTGCGTCTAAAATCCCTTTACGCTCTAATACAAATCTTGCGAAACCACTATTGATTACAATAGGGTCAAGAATATTTGTATCTATATTCATAGTATCAACACTCGCCATCGGTCTAACATTTAACACATCGGGTAATCCGCTACTCATATTTGTATATACATATAATATATATTTTTTTATAGATATTATATCTTAATTAAAAAAGTAAGTTAAGTTAAAAAATATTGCCTTATTTGCCATTTCGGGTATAATGATATATGGCGTTTAAGACACTACCGATATACCCTGTGGCGAGTAATTCAACTGGTTTGTCGCGAGAACATATGTAAAAATACTATTTGGGGAACTTCCGTTAAGGGTTGATTTAATCCTTAACCCGTAGTTGGTTCCCTTAAAATCAACTCCTACCTTGTAAGGGTCTTCCGCTACACCTACACCGAAAACTGGGTCGGCATCCGCTTGGACGAAGGCGGATTGAACCCCTCCTACTACATCAGTTTCGGTTGCCAAATTGTTCTCTGTATTTAGTGAGATTAGTGAGTGGTTCATTTGGTTATAAGGTTTAACTGAGTTAATAAAGTTTGTAAGTAATTCACTTTCGGGTCTATCCTGTAAAGCGGGGGTTTCAACTTGTATTTCATTCTCAACTGGGAACAATACTCCGCCCTTAAGAAAACTTACCCTATCAATTACGGCATCACTATCAAAAGTGCCCGCTGTGGCGTTTCTTAGTGTTGGAGTTGCGAACGAGTCTTCATTATAATTGTTAATATGTGTGGATGGTAAAAAGTTATGGAATACTGATAAGGTGCGTCCGGTTCCTAAATTGTAATTCTGTGTCTGATCGCTTGCGTTCAATACTGAGTAAAGGTGTGAGATGGCGTTGTATGTAAAACCGCCTGTGCTTGGAACACTCATACTCTCCTGTCCCTTCGCGTCGGGCACTAAAAGGTTGTATGATAAACTTAAGTTTCTTAACTGATAAAAGCATCCGTTGCCGGTTCCGGCATCATTTTTACTTGCTCCGGTATTATCTGTATATCCGGATAATACATTAGAATCGGGGGATAATTGGAACTGAACTATCATACCCCTTAATCCGTTGGTCCCTATTGGGATTGGGTTTCCGCCACTAAGTAATCCTGTTCTTAAAGGTATTGAAAACTCAACATCATTATTTACAAGCATGGCACCATTCATTTTACGGGATGCGGTTAAACCTTCTAACTGGGTATTAGTATCTAAATCGTCCTGTGAATGTGTAAGTGGTTGGGCGGTTGCCAAATATCTGCCGTAATTTCTTACAATCTCTAAAGTCTGATTAGTCATACTACTTAATGTAATTTGTTCTATACAACTCGCTACACCAACACGGGAAGATAAACACGCGTTAAGGTTGGCATCTCCGCCTCCCTTATTTTGGTTATTATCGGGGTGGGCGGGGTTTGCTTCAGTAGACCCGGGAAAATTAACTCTTAGTGTGCCGTTAAGTCTTACTGAACTACCTAAAAGCATTTTGGGTTGATTTGGTATTAAAAACTGAACTATTGGGAACCCTTCCTTAAAACTATAGGCATTATTTGCCGGTGGGTTCAACGGGAGGATTTCTACACGCTGGACTTCTTGGATATTCATAGAACTCATATTTGTATATACATATAATATATATTTTTTTATAGATATTATATCTTAAATTAAAAATAGAAGTGCCCTGTTTGCCAGTTCAGCACTAATTAAAAAGTGACGACTACGCCATTACTGCCGATATTTATTCTACGGATATATTGGACAAAGTGTTCGTATAATTTAGTTTTAGTTGCTCCTTCATATTCAACTCTTAGTGCCAAATCACCGGCAGATAAGTCAAATATTTGGTTGTATTTACTAAATGCTCTCGCGATTAAAAAGCGGTTCTGTGAGTTTAGTAAGTTTCTTACACCATAATTGGCATTTACAAGTGCTTTTTCGGTTTCAACTAAGGCGAGTGCGTTAGGGGTATTCGCGGTTGTAAAGCGTTCTACCTTAACTGGGCGATCGGGTATAAGGTTTCCTCTAAATACATACTGGTAATTTCGGGCATTATCCGGCACTCCTACTAAAGAGGAACTTGATAATACGGATTGTGTATCAATATCTAACGGAACTGATAAAATACTATACGCCCGCTTTTGGTTTGCTGGGATTAACTGATTAGTAAGTCCGTTTATTGTATTAAGGTTAAATCTGTATAATGTCCACGCTCTAAAATCTAATGTAAGTCCCGTTGAACTATTTACTTGATTCATCATCGC